ACCACAGTTTCAATTAGTAAACGAGGCACAACCTTTTTCTCTCGTTACTTCTGTAAAAAATCCAGGGCTAGACACAATAACAATTATTCAGCGCCAAATTCAAACAAGCACTCAAAGTCAATCAGAAAGTGTGTTTGGAATGTAGGCTTATTTGTATTATTAAATATACCTCAGATCGCTTTAGCTAATACGACGGTCAGCAGTCCACAGAGTACAAGTCAAGGCGTAGTAAATAACAATTCTACAATGATCACTCCGGGTCTTTGGCCTACTTCTAGATATAGTCAGGGTATCCAATGTGTGAGCCCTTCGGTAACAATCAGCCCTTATATTTCAAAAACTCATAGTTACGCCCTACCCAGAATTGAAACTACGCGCAGTCCAATATATGACGAAGATTCAGGTGCGGTTAAATATTATTCAGAATTACCTAGATTTGAAAAAGATTCATATAATCTAAACTTTGGCGGTGCGATTCAATTTAATATCCCATTGGGCAAAGGTGTTGATTTATGCCATACAGCAGTTAGAACAAATATCAAAGCACAACAATTATTAATTACAAATACTAAGCTTGAAATAGAACTTAAAAGATTAAAAATATGTGCGGAGCAAGCAAAATTAGGCGCTGTATTTGTTGGTAAATATGCCGTGAGCTGCGAAGGGATAAAGGTATCAATACCCCCAAATCAGACTAAACCTCATACGCACGCAATTATTCCAATAGATAACAAATAGGGTGTCACCTGCCTAATAAGGCACAAATCGGTCGTGGTTCTAAGCCGGTGACGGAACCTAGAGCGCCAGACTTGTTATCAACAATATTAAAGGATTAAAGAAAATAATCTAATGTATTGTCAACTTTTTTATATATGTCTATTTTTCTTTCTTCTTCTTCGAAGTAAGTTTTTTAAATAAATTTTTAACCGCTGGTTTTATGACGGATAGCAAGAGGGGGGATGATGCCGCGATTAATGCGATTGCAGCCGTTGAAACTGCGGTTGCTGGCGTGGGCAGATATTGCTCAATAAAAGTAACAGGCTCATAAATGGTTTCACATTCACCCTCTAAATTTCTTTTGTGAGTTAAAACCCTTTCTAATTTTTTTTCGTTTCTGTAGTCGCCAACCCTTTGATCCTTTGGACCTGGGCAAGGTTTAAAAGTTTCCTCATCTTTCTTTTCAGGTAGTTTAGGAGTCTTAGCAGTTGGAACCTTTGGCAACTTTGGCTCTTGAGAATTAACAGGGGATTGTTCAACTATTACTAATTGATCAGGTTCATAATTCATTGGTCTTAAACTTGGATATTGACCACATGGGGCGCTGTAACTTACGCCGTTCTTATCGTCTAATAATAAATTTGCATTGCCTGTATTTTTTAAATCTCTATGGGTGTAAGTGCAACCAGGAACAGCAATAGTAAGGATGGGGGGCGGGGTTACTTCGGGTATATAAATTTCTGGAATATAAATATTAATTTCTGGTATTTCTGGTACTTCCATTAATCAATAATTTTGTCCATGAAATGTTTATACATTGCATACATACAAGCGCCATAGATCAAGATAGCAAGCAAGCAAGCAACTATAGGGAATAACATTAAAGACCTATTTTTGTTGGTACGCTTAATTGAGGTATTGCACCGCCTGTTGTCTCCGGCATTTGTCCACCAATAGCACCCGGTAAAGCTTTTTTAATATCACCCATAATTGCATTTTTTATTTTGGCCTGACCTTGTGGGCTGGTTACATATTTATAACCAAAGAACCCCCCGCCAATTATTCCAGCAGTTAAAACAAATGAAGCCACGGCCAAACCGTCTAAGACCTTTCTAAGCATGACAGAATACTAATATGCCGACATAGTAAGCCTAGACAACAAATCTTTTTATGGACGGTATTTTTAAAGATGCATTACTTAAGGCTTTAGGCCCAATGATGATTATGCTTTGTTTTCTTTTTTTGGCGTTGATGCCTCTTTATTTGGTTCTGAAATTGATGCCTGTTCAGAATCCTTCATCAATACATCAGCAAATTGTAAAGCCCCTTCAGTCAAGGTAATCTGTTCATTTGTTTGAGCTAAAAACTTTTCAGCGTTTGCCTTTTCTTGCCTTTTTTTTGCAAGGTCATTTTTTAAATCAAGGGTATATTTATTAATCGTTTCAATTGAAATAGTCATACCAAGTTTTTTTTAAATTATAGTCCAGCTTTCGCCACTTCCAACCGTAACGGTTACTGCATTATTAATCGTGATAGGTCCAGCCGACATTGCATTGTAGCCATCTGAGATTGTTTTATTTGCTGCAACTGTGGCATTGTTTTCAAAAAAAGCACCTTCACATCTAATTGTGTCTGGATAGATACTTGCTTCTACTGTGTTATTAATACAAAGCTCGACTCTGGAATCTCTAACAACTTTTACCGCCCATTGTCCATCAGAATCTAAAAAACCGATTTCATTTGAATTGGTGTAATAAACATAACCTCGGATCGTTCCATTATGGTTATCCCTGAAACGGATGCCTTGAGCAGATTGACCACCGCCAATATCAAAATATCCTGCAGCACCTGAATACCAGTGCATCCCAGTCGCTTGGTTATATAATCCCTCTCCTGAATTATTATTTCTTATCCAAGAATTTGAATAAAAATCGTCGGCCCATACACTGCTGACATAATAACTAGAATTACCAATGGTATAAGTGCTATCGGTTGCGGGTAATAAATGACCACTACCGTCTATCTTCCATCTATCTGCCCCATCTTCTCTAAATATAAATCCACTTGTTCCACCACATAAATATAAAGTATGATTGTGACCTTGGATTTTAGGAGTGGCACCAGAATTCCCCGTCCAAGTCCCTATGGGGAATCTAATATCACTACCAGCAGATACAAGTGCCGCATTTGCACCACCTGAAAAAGTAGCATCACCTGAAAAATTAACAGCATCGTGAAATGTTGTAACTGTATTTTGAAAATTAGCCATATCACCGCCGTCACTTCCTCTAAGGATTAGTCCGTTAGAACCACCTTGTAGATATAAAGTATTGTTATGCCCTTGAATCTTTAATGATTCACCCGACCATGTTCCGCTAGCTAATCTTATATCACTACCAGCAGCTATTGTTGCGGCTCCCGCACCACCAGAAAAAGTAATATCGCCAGTTGCTTCGTCGGCTGTATCAGTCCTTAAGAACGAGCCAGAACTTACACCGTCCAAAGTATCCGCATCAAGCCCAGAGCCAGCACCATCAACTGTTTTTAACAGCGTGAGAATTTCCGAGGCTGACATGTCAGCAGTCGCCCCACTCTCTATACCGTCAAGTTTTGAACCATCTGTAGATAAATCTCTTCCATCAACTGTCCCTGTAACTGTGATGTCTCCTGTTACATCAATACCACCTGAAACATCTAAATTTCCACTTTCATGAAGTTGAGCGAGAAGAGTACCACTCCCACTAGCAGCGTTTTTATACCAACTAAAATGCCTATTGGTGTCATCATTATCACTATCAATATTAAACGTCATACTTTCATATGCGCTTAAGTGTCCATGGGAACTATTTGCTGTTCCTAGTTGAACTACTCCACCAAAAATGCTTAATTGCCCACTCGTTTGAATATTTTGCGATCCAAAATCAGGAGAAATCTTTGTCCCTGCTATCGCTGCGCTTGCGCTGATTTGAGTATTTGTCAGCGTACCATTTATAAGCTTGGCACCGCTAATAGTTGTTTCAGCTATATCACCGCCGACTATTGTTGAGTCTAAAATTTTAGCTGAAGTGACAACACCATTATCAATAGTCCAAGTATCACCACTGTTCGAAACTACAACATCACCTTTATCGCCGTCATCAATTCCACCGCCGCTTATTTCTGCAACTGAATCATCATCCTTGCGAGTAAATAATTTACCAGTGTCTGTCCTAATTGCTAACTCACCAACAACAAGATCTGATACGCCGGGATCTGATCCACTTCCTCTTTTTAGTTTAATTGTGTTAGCCATTTACCTACCTCCTATGTAGTTTTTTAGTTAGTAGGTACCCCCATCAATTGTCATATCAGGTATTCCCAAACTTGTTCTAGCAGTAGACCCAGTTTCTAAAACAAAGGTTGAACCATTACCCACAATTATGCCGCCGTCTGTTGTAGCTAATGCCGCTATTGCATCTAAAGCAGCGTCGTGAGCCTGGACATTTGAACCGATGGAAACACCCAGGGCCGTCCTTGCCGCACTGGCTGAAGTTGCCCCTGTTCCACCGTTTGCTATTGCAAGGGTATTAGTTATAGAACTTGCACCTAAATCAACAGCTAATTCTGTTGACTCAATTACTAAACCGCCGTTTGACTTGAGATCGACAGAAAAAGTATTACCAGACTTATCAAGGCCATCACCTGCTAAGAATGTTGCAGATCCTGAGAATTGGGTAAAGGCTAAATTATTCGTCCCAATGACCGCGCTTGATTTATCAGATGAACAGACCCAACCGGTGTCAGCGTTAGTTGTGCCCTTCTCGATGAACATGAAGGCGCCGGCTGCATCTTCACCGGCTGCGAAATCTGTGGCCCTGGTCCAACTTCCACCATCGACGACTAGATAAATACCGTTCTGACTTGCTGTACTTTGACCCGCTACAAGAACCCTATTACCAGCCGCTAAGGAAACACCATCTACAGTTTGCGTATTTGCAAGGGTTAAATTAGATGTTGCTATAACGGTACAACTATCTTTGACGTCTAAACCCTGCGCGACAGAATCAACATAACTTTTATTAGCCGCGTCGGTTGATGCTGTACAAGTAGCAAGACTGGTTATTTTTTGACTATTAGCAGATACAGCAGCCGTAGGCGCTGCCATTTGGTCAAGCCTGCTAACCCTGACACCTGTATCAAAATCGCTAATCTTTGTATGTGCTATTGATGGAATATCAGCACTAACTAAGCTCCTAAAAGTTGGAGCTGCATCAGACCCTGTGGTAGGTCCAGATAAAATTGCATTGGCGGCCCTTGTATCTGTTTTATTAAAAAACGCACCTGCGCCCGCTATAGGAATTATTGAACTAGCGGCACCTCCGCCATTATCGCCGAAACCATAATACAGTTTTAAATCAGCTTCATTAAACGCTAATTCTGAAGGTGATAGAGAAGTTGGGGCACCGGCTGAACCTGACGCCGCCCTTTTCTTAATTCTTATGGTGTTAGCCATTTTTTAAAAGTCGCCTCCAAAAACCAAAGTTTCGCGGGTCCAATTGGCGTCAGCCTTATAAGATCCTGCACTACTGTCATAGTAGACAACACTTCCGTTAACTTTTGCCGTATCAACTAAATCTAATCCTTTGGGCCCTACTGGTCCTTGCGTATTAACTGTGACAATAGTGGTATCACCTTCATTAACCGTTACGGTGTTTTTAGTTTCACTAACGGTAACGCTCATGATGTATAACCCTGTTTAGTTTCTATTTTTCCCTCAAGATAATATTCTTTTAAATTATTGGAGTCGGTTAGTAATACGTCATAATATGAAAGATCAGGAAGAGTTTGAGTTTGATCATCAGTTAATGAAATATCTACAGTTCCGGCGGCTCTATTTGTATAAGCAATAGTCCAATCAACATATTTTTTTGTTCTTGCTTGATTCCATGTTTGAGCCGCCACAGTCCAACCAGTGAGGTTAATTGCTGTACCTCCATTATCTTTAAACACAAGTTGAATTTTATGATCAGACCGCCTTTGAACGGTCATGTTGTAAGTGCCCGGAGAAATAGCCATTGCTAACTAAGGTCGGTAATGGTGTTGCCTGCTTCCACCCATGCTTCAACTTCAAGCCATGCCCCACTGTGTTGCTCTTTTGCAGCATCAGTTTCAGGGAAAGAAAACTGTTCGCCTGATGAATGTAAAACAATTAAGGCTTTATTGCCTTCTTCGTCTACAACTCTTCTTGATACTTTTGAAATAGTCATAGTTCGTTATCAATAAGAATGTACCAACTGTTTTGTGAACTTACTCGCCATGCAAACAAGCCCCCAACACTCCTACCGCTATTCAATGTGACCATCATATTGGTTAGCGTAGTACTACAAGCATCACCGTTAATAGAAAAATCAGGATTAGATCTGTTACCACCGCCGCCGACTTGAGAGCTTAGGGTCCCTACATTGTGAGAAACTGATCGACCAGTTACAGCCCTCATTGGAACAGGGTGAGAAATAGGGAACAAGCCTTGTGAGCTGGTTGTATGGTATCCGACTTGAAACCTTGCGTGATTATTGGCTGACGTATTATCGCCCTCTAGCTTGAAGGCGTAACGTTGGCATCTTGCTAAAGTTTCTGAATCCAATTCGTGAGCGTAATCTGTAGCTGTGTCGCCAACTTCTAACTGAACACCTGTTATATAAACTGCATTACTTGAGCTACTTGAAAGATCGATATTTGAACTATTTGCCCTCGTACTTGACGAAGATTCCCAAACCCCAGTATTAAAAGTTCCACTTGTAAAGTTTGGTCCAGCGAAAAGCATCATCGTACAACTCAATCCATTATCAGCATCACCGTTGAACGCTAAATTAGAATTTCCAATGATTTGAATACTTTTCTTTTCCCAAGTATTTGCACTATTAATGGTAATTGTTTCATGGAAATATTGAAAGCTTGAGGAAGTATTAGGCGAATTAAATTCAAGCGTTACTATTCCCGTTAAGTTTGACTTAATCCAAAAAGAAAAAGTCATTTTTGAACTGGCATTTGTATAATCCCATCCGCTATTTCTTATGTTTTGTGCTTCTATCTTTTGTTGTAAAAAGAACCTATCTGAGGCGCTAAGTGACCCACTTCTTGATTGGTTTGGCGTGATTTTCAAAGAGTATCCAAAACCACCAGGGCAATCGGTGTCTTGCGACATGGTGAAATTGCTAACACCACTAGGAAGATCAATATTTCTATTCCACCTATCGCAGAGGTCAATTGCAGAGCCAGTACCAACACTACCCACTGAGGTTGTGCCACGGGCAACTCTATTTGTTTGAGTCATTGCACCGTTGATAATAATATTTCTATTACTTCTATTTGTTATTTTTGCGGTACAAGTTCCGTCATTAACTGTTGTGATCGCATCACTTGATGCCGCCGTATGTCTAATTCCGTTTACCTTTAATGTACTCATGGTTTCGGATTATCTGCTTTTACTTTAGCAACATGATCCTTCCATGTAGTCGTACCATTTACGGCATCCCAATACTGCATATCTAATTGGTCGCCAATAGAAGCAAAAGCAGTAGATCTATCTGATTGATATTTTACAGACGCCGCCGCAGTGTTTAATTCTGTTCGAGCAGTATCTATTTTTGATTGTTCTAAGTCAACAGAATTACCATCCTTATCAAAGGCACCCATGTCGTCATGAATCCTTTTTACATCTGGATAAGCTTTAAAAATCGCATCGTGATCTAAGTTCATGCAGTTACCTCCATAAGCGTAAAGGATGAGGTAGTTCTGGGCCTGTAAGTTTCGTTAGAGGTGTCATTAGTTCGGTTTAACATTATTGTCTCATTGCCACCGCCGCCCCAACCTCCTCCAAGTCGAATCCGATAAGTAATAGCTGAGGTAGTACTCGGTGAGTCTAAATAATTCATAGCTAAATTTTCGGGTTGATTTGCATTACCAGTAGAACCACTTGGACCCCATCTGCCCCTAATACCGTCTGACGCGCCTCTATAATCATCTATTATTGTTGAATTTCTGACTAAAATTGCACCGATTTGTTCATTCGCATTTAATCCTACGTTCAAGGATGCTATACATAAGATTTTATTACTTGTCGATTGAGGGGTTATAGATAATGTCATAACGTCGCCACTATATTCAGCACTCGCAACAGACTCAGAAAACTTGGCAGAAGTAGCAGTACTAATAACCTGAATAATAACTCCGGGTGCTGCTGGAAGTTTTATAACTTTATCGCTACCACTTGAGGCAGGTCCCTCAAATGCAACCGACCCCCCACCTGATGCAGCATTTAATTTAATCTTCGACATCTAGGCGGCCTCTAATACAGCTACTTTAGCTTCTAAAATTTCAACTTTTGCAATTAATTCTTTTATAGCCGCTATTGCTGTAGGAGCAAAACCCGCATAATTTAAGGTCTGATAACCTTTACCTCTTTCATCAATAGCTCCATCCTTTTCGCCATCTACTAACGTCGGAATAACAGATTGAACCTCATGAGCTAAGAAACCTGTTTGTATCGTTGTGGTATCTATTCCAGCATTACTTTTATAATAAATTGGATTTAATAATTTTACTTTTGCAATACCGTCAGCCATAGAACTGACATTAGTTTTTAAACGATAATCAGAACTAGATTGATACGCTGCACTATTCGCACCGTTAACATATACTCCACCTGCATACGATTCACCACTATAAAAATCTAATACTTTTCCAGCATTACCTTTTCTTGTCATTGTTACCGCCGGATTATCTGTTCTAACTAGTGTTGAATCTCCTGAATATCTTAAAGAAACACCTTCAGTTTGATAGCCGCCTGTGTCTCCTGTGGCTCCTATATTTGTAACTAATAAACCCCAGGTACTTGTTGACCGGAATGTAGAGGCTTGAATATAACCCCCACTTGTAACCTTAAATCTTTCAGTTCCCGCAGTTGCTAATTTAACTTCATCCGCTGAAAAGAATGCCCCACTGTTTGCATCACTTCCACGAATGCTAGGACTCCCCGCCGATCCATCAACGGAGGCTATTCCTGAAGAACCGTCTAATGTAATTGCCATATTTTTATTTTAGAGGGTAATACGGCACAACAATGGAATTAAACAATTGTCCAAGATGACGTTGTTGGTATTGTAACTGTGATACCAGAGTTAATTGTGATCTCTCCAAAACTACCCGCATTTCTATTAGCGCTTATTGAATAGGCATGGGTTACGGTTTGTTGGTTTTCCCAGAAAACGGCATTGTCTCCATTATCTCCACCTGTTGCCCCTTGACCTGAACCAACATCAGACCAGGCGCCATTTTTATATGCTTCTACTTCATGTTCTGTGCTGTTATAACGTATATCACCATTAGTTGCGCTACCTGGCCTTTCGGCTGTAGAGCCTGACGGTAATTGGATTGATGATGTTGTATTAAATATGACCTCACCAGTGAAAGTACATCCGGCTAATAATGCAAGTCCTAAATTTGCTGTATTTAACGCGCCGATTTCATGCCATGTTGTATTGCTAGAAGCATCACGTATTTTTAATTTATTAGTATTTGTATCAGCCCATAATTGATAATTTTGAGTATTAGCAGCGGTTGGCGCAGTAGATCCGCTACTTAATGAAGCTAATGCAACTAAAGCATTATTAATATCCCCACGGGTTGCACTACCGGAACCATTGGCAATATTTAGATCATGCTGTGAAATTTTCCTGCCTCCCTTTTATTTTTAGTTTAGACAGACCGCCCATAACCTACCGCCGTCCAGGTGAAATTTCTGTCAACGGCAGCGTTACTTGAATTTTTAAAGGTCACAGTAAATTGTGATCCTGTCACTGTTCCCATGTCTATAAAATCCCCTGAACTCATATTATGTACAACAAAAGAAATGCTAGGAAGATACGCCGACGTACCGCCCCCTAATGCAGCGGTTCCTGTCCAAAAGTTATTAGTAAATGAAATTGTCTTAGCACCTGCGCCACTAGCAACAATTCCAGTGCTTTGTTCTGTTCTTTGCTCTAACGTTGCTTTATAACCTAGTTGATCAATTAATATATTTTCTGTAGTATCTGCGCTAGTTAAATCAGTTTTGAATTGAAATCCTCTCCCGCTAAATGTTCCATTCTTTAGCTCGTTCCAACTGCCCCAGGTGGGAGAACTAGAAGGATTATCGTTAGTTGTTCTTACAAATAATTTACTGTTTACATTATCTATAACGGCGCCATCCCAATCAGTCCTAGCATCAACATCTGGCCAGCTATCCATTAAATCACTTGGTCTAATTGCGCGAGTAACAAACCATCTACTTATGTCTAATGGGAATTGTGCTCCAAGATCTAAAGTATCTACGAATTGGTAAGAACCTGTACTATTTATATCTCCACCGCTAGAAGTTAATTGAAGAGCATCAAGCCCTGAATCATATTCTGTATTTGTTTTACTACCTGTAAATGGCGTTGGTGAAATTTGATCTTCTCGTTGATTTTTTACTAATAAAATATTATGTTTCTGAATAGGTGTTTGAATAATTATACTTGTTGCATTTTGACTAAACCTATTACCATCATCTGCAAATTTTAAAAGAACCTCACCCGGTAATTTAGGTATAACCGCCTCACTTGAATTACCTGGAATTGCATTAATTAAATCAACGGAATTACTCCATGTTGCGGAGCCATCAGTTAATGCATTATGCCTAACATGAATTTTCCCACCATGAACTACATCAGCCGTTGTTGACTTATCCCAAATTAATCGGCCTGAATTATCACTAATACTTTCAAAACTTAAATTAGTAACATCAGGGGGTAGAGCAGTTTTTCCGGCGGCAATGAAATTTAATTCAGCAGGTGCCGCTGATGGTTTTCTAATTGCATTGATAGCAAATACCCTAATCTGATATGTACCGGCTGTTGTATCTAATATTTCATAATCTGATCTTGTTATATTTTCAGTACTCCAATTATCATTATCTTTTTTCCATTGAATCTTATAATTAGTAAGACCGTTTGTTGGCGTCCAAGATATAATTAATTTTACTTTTGCATTATCGTTAACAACATAGAATTGTTCTGTAGCTTTTAAATCTGTTGGCGCGTCAGGTATTTCATTTAAAATTGAAACTGTTCTAGTTGTTAAGGCTGCGCCATCTTCTATATAACCAAATTTACTAGAGTTATATGTTAAGGCAGAAATTTGATAAATATTATTTTCACCTTCAACAATACTTATTATTCTCCACATAGTTGTCTGGGCCGTATCATTTGAAAGAACCCAAACTGAATTATATTGTGGCGTAGTACTAAAGGCTGAATCAACTGTAATAACAGCGCCATCAATATTAGTAACCGTTTTACTTTCTACTGATCCATCAGGCAAAACGACAGACAGAATAGGGTTATTAGAGTCATCTAAATCTGTCTGACTTGATGAATCATCTACAGTAATTGAAGTAGAACTAGCTGATACAATCCGCCCGCCTCGTCTTAACCCAGACCTTACAGGATCAGCAATCTCAATAATATCCCCAGGCGCTAAAATACAAGTTTCTAATGTTGCTTTAAAATTAACAACTTCACATTCTCTTGTTAGGGTGTATAACATCCATTTCCCTAATCTTGAAGCTTGACCGCGTGAAGTTACACCATACGCCTTTACATTTTTTTGAATAATTCCCCACTTATTTTGCATAGCAGTGTCAGACACTTCCTCCCAATCAACCGTCCTAGTTATTGAATCAAAATAAGATACATTTATTTGTGTAGCCCTTGTTTTTGAACTTGTGCCCTCATAACTAAAACCACCTTCTAAAGTGTTAGAAAGATTAAATATATAAGAAGAAGATTTAGGTGAGTCCTGGCTAATATATAGAGCCCCTGAAGAACCCCAATATGGCATTACTCGCATTGTCGAACATAAGGAATTTATTAATTTATAAGCATCAGTTTGTTTTTGTACTGAACCATTAAATGCAAATCTGGCATGGGTTCCACCTTGCCCATTATTTATTAATTCATTATTGTATGTGCTGACAGAATAAAAGCTAAATTTATCTAATTGCGCCTCAGTTATATGTGAACCAAATCCATACCTTTCATTAGTTAAAATATCATATAATATCCAACTTGGGCATGTCGTTGAAACTTTAGTACCAGAAAAAGAACCATTCCAACTACCGCTAAAACTTAAAGATCCATCAGATCTAACTGATGCGTTATTTGGTATTTTTACCTTTATCCCACGCACTCGCCACATCCGAGCCGGCACCTGGGGGAATATTTCAGAATCGAATCTTAAGGCTGTATGTGCTGTGTTTGCATAAGCAAATTGTTGATCAATTATTTCTGTGTATGTAGTCCAATTAAATGCATCAACTAATTTTGTATCTGTACTATTATCTGTCTCTCTAATTACTCGTATATCAACAGGAAAAGGACCGCTGATATTAATTCTGTAATCTCTTAAATATGTACTTGAAGACCTTCCGCTAATAGTATCATTTATTTTTGTGCCAAAACTTCCACCCGCTTTTTTTACATCTATTTTTAATCTTACGCTTGCCCCTTCAATATCTCCATTATCTTTAAACTTTTCCAATCTAGGAAAACCAACAGTCACCCTTACAGCATTTACATCTGTATTAGTAATTGATCTAGTGATTGGGGTTCCTTTCTCAACTTTTAAATTAACTTGATTCTCTGTTTCAATATCATTTATTCCTTTGATATATGTTTGATTAGATGAGCCAAACCTACAATCGAAACCAACATCTTGAAAATTGTAATCTACATTATTGGGATTGCTTGAATTAGCTGATTGCCCTAATACTTGAGTATTATTTAAGAACACATCTTTTAATGCAGCTCTATTGTAATTTGCTGAACCTTCTGTATGACCTTCATCTATAGCTGATGGAAAACCCGCTATAATCCCTTCTGATAAAACATCTACATAGGTAGCGAATTGTTTACTACCTAATCTGTCCTTCGGTAATGTTGAATCTGTTAACCTTGTTGATTCATTTATCTTTTGTATAGCCATTATGCGGTGCCCTCGACTTGAACAGTATCAATACCATTATTTACAAGAACAGAACCAACATAAACCTCATTTCCAAAAACTAAAGGGATTGGAATTCCACTCCGGCTAACATTTTGAATGCCACTAAATGAATAATTACTCTGAGGGTCTTGTGTGTCTACCGGTACGTCTGAACCTGTCGGATATTCAGGAACAGGCGAAAGCATTTGAGAAACGCCACCCAACGCCATGGACACCCCAATACCAGCTACCAAAGTTCCTACACCGATTGAGCCGGCACCCAAACCAAAAGTACCAATTGCCGCGCCTCCAAAACCACCCGTTGCAACCGTTAGACCTACTAAAGCAACGCCTGCAACGACCTTACCAATTCCACTTTTAAAAAAACCTTTTGCACCTACAGCTATAGGAACAATTGTAATTTGTGTTTCTTGTCCTATTGGGTTATTTACTTCATCATCATCAATATCAAAATTACCAATAGTAACCTTATAAAATTGATCAACCATATGTTTTTTTACACCCGGCCAATTGGCAACTAAAAAACGTCCTACTTCTGACGCTGAATTTACATCTGCCCAATAGGTCCCATTATCCCAACCTAAAAATTTTTTTAATTTTCCGTAGACTTTAATTTTTCTGAGCATGTCGGTACCTCCTTACGGTTGCATCGTGAAATAATTTGCCGTAAAAGTCACGGCTGCTAAGTTTCCCGCCTAAGTGATGGACAATATGCATATCCCCAATATAGATAGCTACATGATCAGGATCAGGACCGGTAAATTTCATTAAAATTAAATCACCTACTAATAAGTCTTCATCATCCGCCAAAGGTTTAAAACCACTTTTAGGTATCAATCTCTCAAAAATTCCATTAGTCAAAATATCCTCTGGGTTGTCAGGTCTAAACCAATTTTTCACATGTAATCCTTTGTTACCAAACCAGTTAATCACAGTGGTCCAGCAATCACTTTTACCCCACTCCCAGGGAACCCCAATTAAAGGTTGTTGATAATTAACAGGCTTAAAATCATGCCATTCTTTAGTTTTAGGATTAACAATATAAAAAGGTAAGTCTAAATAATTACAGCTAACAATATCAAGTTCACTAGGCGTAGGGGGTGCATCTACATGAGAGTGAAACAAGGCTACCGGTTCGCCGGCATCTTCGCATTTCATCCAATCATCTGGGCAAATGCAAAAACTTTCTGATCGATTTTCAGCAATATTTTTACAAGGAAAATATTTGTTTCTACCTTTAACAACGCAAACTAAACCACATACTTCATCCATTGAACTTTGTGCATGTTTTAGGGCCGAATCTTTCCAGCTTGTCTCATTCCAATTCATGCAACAAAAGTACCAACGCCAGGGAAATCAGTTCGTGTAATTAATCTCTTAGGTACTTTTGGACCAAAGGCTAAATCAAAGGCACTTGCACATTCCCATTCAACTATTTCTCTTGTTTCTGTTACTTTTCTATCTAAATAAAATACTTGTCTAGGTAGTTCAGTTGATGATGATGGTGTTCCATATGGGTTAGTCCCTGTACTCCAATTTGCAGCATCTAAATATCTTGCAAGTGTTCTAATTCTCACCAGGGTCGCACCGTTAAGATCTACACCAGGCGTAACT